GTGATTTTGCAGAACATACTAAGCGACAGTTTAATGATAATAGTGGTAAGACAAATTGGGGTGATAAGCCTCTTGATCGAAGAAATAAGATAGCAGAATTGCCTCCCCTAATAATTGAAGATTTGAACAAATTAGGTATTATGAGAGGTTATTACATTACAGATCCCAAGGCTTTAAGTAAGTGGTTAAATGCTCCTGAGAATCGTGTATTTAGGACTCGTGGTGGTAATGTATGAGATTTGCAATATGTATACCGGCAAGAGGTCAGATGGAAGTGCAAACTGCATTTGACTTAGCAGCGATGGTTGGTTATATGTGTAAGGCTACAGACCATGAGTTAGATATTTATACAGCATCAGGTACATTGATATTTGATCAACGAAATAAACTAGTTCATACGGCAATTGATGCAAAATGTGATTACATTGTGTTTATAGATGCAGATATGCGTTTCCCAAAGGATACGATTATGCGTTTATTGGCACATGATAAAGATATTATTGGGGTTAATGCAACTACTCGAAGTGAACCAGTTAAGCCAACGGCAAAGAATTTACAGATAGAAGAAGATGGTAGTTGTTCTTGGTTACCGATTTATTCCAATGTAATGACTGGAATTAGTCAAGTCGATGGGATAGGTTGTGGGGTAATGATGATTAAGACTGATGTAATGGCTAAGTTAGAAGAACCATATTTTTACTTTGAGCAATTACCTAATAACAAGATTTTGGGTGAAGATATATATTTTTGTATAAAGGCTAAGGATGCTGGGATTACTACTTGGGTAGACCATGAGTTATCAATGGAAATAAAGCATATTGGCGCATACACATACTCGTGGGATAACATAGAGAAGAAAATATGAGTTATACAAACTATTCTGACTTACAGGCATCAGTCGCTAGTTACTTAGGTCGTAGTGATTTGACTACAGAGATTCCAGACTTCATTCGCTTTGCAGAACTGCGATTAGGTAGAGAGTTAAGAACTAGACAAATGTTAAATTCAGCAACAGCACCAATGATAGCGAATGATGCTAAAGTTGCATTGCCTACAGACTTCCTAGAGATTCGTGATTTGTTTATCCAAGGGACTCCAAGAAGGCCATTGACTTATATGTCTCCTAGTGCATTTTCAAGACAAGCAAGAGCTGACATTGTTGGACTACCTGTATTTTATACAATATTAGCCTCAGAGTTTCAGTATGCACCGATACCAGATGCAGCCTACACATTAGAGATTCTGTACTATGCAAAGCCTACATTCTTATCAAATGCGAATGTCTCAAATGTATTCCTAGCAAACTATCCTGATGCGCTTCTTTATGCATCATTAATCGAGGCAGAACCATATTTAATCAATGATGCTAGGTCACAGTTATGGGCAACCTTATATGATCGAGCAATTAAGAATATCTCTGATGCAGATCAAGGTGGTGAGTATTCGGGTATACCCTTACAAATGAAGATTACTTAAAAGGATTTAATATGTCTGAAATTTCAAATTATCTTGAAAATGCGCTAATCAATGGCACATTACGAGCGACAACTTTTACTGCACCTGCTGCTGTCTATGTTAGTTTACATACTGCTGATCCAACAGACGCAGGTTCAGGAACAGAAGTAAGTGGTGGCTCTTATGCAAGACAAGCTGCGACATTTGGTGCGCCTAGCAATGGTGCATCGACAACTACGGCTGATATTACATATCCTCAAGCAACGGCTGGGTATGGCACAGTAACGCATATTGGTATTTTTGATGCATTAACAACAGGTAATCTTCTTTATCATTCTCCTTTAACTACTTCTAAGACGATTGATACTGGCGATATTTTTAAGATAACTTCAGGTAGTTTGACAGTAACACTTGCATAATGCCAGCAGATTATTGTGGCCCATTTACGATAGATAGTATTGATCTATTTGGAACATTAGAACAGATAACAATTAGTTTTGATGATCCGATATGGAACTCACCAAATACTTGTGTTCTTTATGGTGATGGTGCAATAGATGGTAATGCGAATGTAGTAGCAAATGGATTTGCAATTAGAAATGGAATAGCAGCGATTGATGCAACAGGTACAGTAGTTTCAGATGCAATACGAATAAGAACCTCTGAATGCGCAATAACAGGCACAGGAACGGTTGTTGCAGATGCCATTAGGACACGCACTAGTGATGCACAGATAGATGGCACAGCAACGGTTGTATGCGTAGGTGGGGTGCAATATAACGGAGTAGCTATAGTAAATGGTCAGGCTCTAGTAGTTGTAAATGGCAATGCAGTTTTCTCAGGTATTGGTGTAATAAATGGAAATGCTGTAGTTATCTGTAATGGTAGGGTAATGGGTGACGAGTGGGTTGATGAGACTGTAGGTGCAGAAACATGGTCAGCAATGAGTATTGAAAGTACCACATGGACAAGCCAGACTACAGGTGCAGAAACTTGGACAGCAGTAGCTATTGAGAGTACGACTTGGACAAATCAGACGAATGGAACTGAGACATGGCAATAAGTAGAATATCGTTTGGCGAATGGACTCCTGATCAACCAGGCACTACAAATGGACTTCAGCGAGCAGAGAATGTATTTTCTAAGGCTGTAGGCTATGGAGCAATACAGTCAGCAGTAGATTATTCAGCAGCAGCAGACTTAAACTTAAATAATGTAGTTGCAGGTAAGACTTTAAGTAATCAAACACTTATATTCGCTGGTAGTACATCAAAACTATATAAGCTCGATTCTACTGATTTATCTTTGGATAATGTATCTAAGGCAAGTAGAACAATTACAACGGTAGCTAGAACTACAAATGTAACAACGATTACGACATCAGTAGCTCATGGGTATTCTGTTGGTGATAGTGTAACTGTAACTGCGGTCACGAATACGAGCGTTAATGGCACTTTTACAATAACTACTGTACCAACTACAACAACCTTTACTTATGCAAATACAGGCACGAATATAGGCTCTGGTGCAGATACAGGTACAGTTGTTTTCACTTATACAACACCAACAGATCAAAGATGGAGATTTACTCAGTTTGGTAATGTTATTGTGGCAGCAAATGGTGGGAATCGTTTACAAGCATTTAACTTAAATAGCTCAACCACATTTCAAGATGTAGCAGTAGATGCACCTCAGTCTCGATATATAACAGTAGTAAGAGACTTTGTGGTATCAGGCTATCAATCAAGCTATCCAAACAGGGTGCAATGGTCGGCACTAGGTGATGAGAGTTCATGGACTACATCAGCAACAACACAAGCAGATTTTCAAGATATTCCTGATGGTGGCTCAGTCGTAGGCATAACTGGTGGAGAGTTTGGTCTAGTATTCTTAGATAGATCAATCCATCTAATGTCTTATGTAGGTAGTCCTTTAATATTCCAATTTGATAATATTAGTAGGAATTTAGGATGTTACGAAGCGAATACGATTATTCAGTATGCAGGTGTTACATTCTTCTTATCTGACGATGGTTTTTATGCTTGCGATGGTAAAAACATAGTACCGATTGGTAATGAGAAGGTAAATCGTTTCTTTTATAACGATATTGACGAAGGTTTATTACCTTTAATGTCGTCTGCTGTAGACCCGTTTAGGAAACTGGTTATATGGGCATACGCATCTAATAACTCTGCAACTGTCAATAAACTGCTGATTTATAACTTTGAAACAAAGAAATGGACTAGTGGAACTACAACTGTAAGCCGAATTGCAACATCATCGACTCCTACAGTAGTTTTAGAAGGTTTAGATGTTTATGGTAACTTGGACACGATTCTAACCAGTTTTGACAGTCGTTTATGGTTAGGAGGCAAAGCACAGTTTGCTGGGGTTCGTAATACGAAGATTGTCACTTTCTCAGGTGCGCCAATGACAGCAACTATTGAAACAGGTGATATAGAAGTGCCAGGATCGACCTCAGCAATCACGATGGCAAAGCCAATTGTAGATAATGGATCGGGTAATGTGGCTTTACTCAGTAGAAGGCTTTTAAATCAAACAACTGTATTTGGCTCGCAAACTGTTGCAAACTCAGAAAATAGAGTAAGTATTCGTGGCATAGGTCGCTATCATCGGTTACAATTAACACCAACAGGTAGCTGGACTACAGTCGTAGGGGTGGACATAGACTTAAATGGACTAGGGACTCGATAATGTTTAGACGATTACCTCCTTTTGGTGGCGATCAGCGAGCAGTCGCTGAGATCGTCAATGGCATTATGGATGGTAAAACCAATAATACTGGTACTGTTACCCTTACTCAAAGTGCTACATCTACTACCCTAACAGATGCAAGAATAGGTAATGAGTCGGTTATTTTGTTTACACCTACTTCAAGCCATGCAGCAGCAGAAATGGCTCATTTATTTATATCAACACAAACAACTGGTTCAGCAACAATTACACATAGAAATACAGGTCACAACGATCTAAACTTTCAATATATTATAGTAGGATAAAGGAAAATATTATGGCTGAGATTGTCACAACCACAGGTAAATCAGAAATAGATCCAGCGTTACTGCCTTACCTTACAGAAGGTCTTGAAAGGTCTAAAAGTCTATTTTTAACAGGACAACAACCGACTTATTTCCCTGGTCAGACTTATGTTAGTCCAACTGCTGCAACTACTGAATCAATTGCCCAACAGGAGGCTTTAGCTCGTCAGCAAAGCCCTTTACTACAGCAATCACAGCAAGCATTTTTATCTTCATTAGGACAACAAGGTCAAACGGCATCGGGTGCTTTTTTAAATGCTAATCCTTATCAAGCTCAGATGATGCAAGCAGCGACTAGGCCATTACAACAAGCATTTAGCGAACAAGTATTGCCAAACATATCAAGTCTATATTCGAAGTCTGGGCGATTAGGTTCTGGTGCAATGGAGAGAGCATTAGGATCAGCTACAGAAGGTTATGGTCGTGCTTTAGGTGATATTACGGCAAATATCGCAGGTAGTCAGTATCAATCTGAAAGAGCCTTACAAGAAGCAGCTCAAAAATCGCAGGCAATATTAGCTCAACAAGCACCAAGTATTTATGGGCAACAGTTCTTACCATCACAGACTTTAGGACAAGTAGGCGCACAGCAAGAGGCAATTGCAGCGCAACCCTTACAAGAGGAAATGGCTAGATTCCAATTTGGTCAGCAACTACCTTACCAACAGTTACAAGGGTATCTATCAAGTGTTTATGGTACTCCTTTGGGTGGCTATGGTTCACAAACACAACAGACTCCTGTATATCAAAATAGGGGTGCTGGTGCTTTAGGTGGTGCATTAGCAGGTGGGCTAGGAGGTTATGCACTAGGAAATGCGTTTGGTTATGGTGGTGCTGGAGGTGCTGTAGGTGCAGGTCTAGGTGGTTTATTAGGTGGTGGATTCTTTTGATTATAGAAAAACTATCTGAAAATCGTTTAGATGAGTTTTTTGAAATAGTAAGCAAGATGGTAGCTGAGTCAGAGTTTTCTTATGCTAAACCTGAGAAACAAAAGATTTTGCAGTTGTTTAAGAATCCAAATGCAGTCGCATTTTTAGCTTTAGAGAATAATCAGATTATTGGTTTTATATCAGGCATAGTACATGAATATTTTTTTAGTAATCGTAAAAGGGTAAGTGATTTAGGGTTTTTCGTATTACCTGAATATAGGGGTAGTCGGGTTGCACTAAAACTTGTAAAATTACTAGAATCATGGGCAATTGAAAAGAAAGCAGAAGAATTGCATTTAGGTCAAACAACAGGATTAGACATAGATAAAACTAAGAAATTTTATGAAAGATTAGGATTTAAAACTGTGGGTTTTAATACAGTTAAACATTTAAGGGAGTAAATATGTGCGGTGGCGGAAACCCTGTTGATGATTTTTCAGACTTTATTGGCACAGGTGGTGGCGATCAAGGCTTACTTAATGTAGTTGATGAAGGAGTGCAATCTGTAGGAAGTGGTCTTGCAGAGGTTGATGATTTTGTTAATGAAGAAATCCCTGGTGGTTGGGTATTACCTGCTGCCGTAGCTGTAGCATTAGCAACAGGATATGTTGATCCTACATTATTTGCAGCCGAAGCAGGTGCAACCGGTGCTGGTGCAGGGACTGCAGGATTAACAGCAGCCGAAGCAGCAGCATTAGCAGAGTCAGCAGCATTAGTAGATTCGGCAATGATAGGTGCAGGTGGATTAGGCGCAGGTGCAAGTGCAGGACTTACAGCAGCAGAATTAGCAGCGTTGGCTGAGTCAAGTGCATTAGCAGATTCAGCAATGATAGGTGCAGAAGGTTTAACATCAGGTAATTTAGGTGGTGCAATATCAACTCCAGTATTAGAACCAGCAATAGGGCAGCCTTATGATGTATCCCCATTAACAGACCCAGTTACAGGACAACCTTTTGGTTCAATTGAGCAACCATTAACAGGTAATTACATGGATGGGTTTACTTCTGTATCTGAGACAGGTTTAGCAACACTTCCTGAAGAAGGTATGCTAGTAGACTTGCCAGGCACTACTATATTAGGCGATCTAGGTTTAGCAGGTGCTGTAGAGACAGCTATACCATCAAGCGGTATAAGTGCAATGGATGTGCTTAGAGGAGTTAATGCAGCTAAAGGTCTTTTAGGCTCTGGTCAAGAACAAGCAGTAGCACCTGCAACACAATTTAAAGGAACTCGCATACCACAAGGTCAAGTAGACTACTCTGGAATTTTAAGTTTGTTACAAATGCAATCACCTCAACGACGATCTTTATTAGGATAAAACATGGCACAAGATTTTTTATCTCAGTTATTT